TTTCCTGTGCCAAATCTTGGACCATCATTTTGATTATCTTTATTTATATTAGCATCAAAAACAATCGTTATTCTTTGATTTGCTGTTGTGTTATTTACTGTTATTGCCATCTTTTTTTCCTTTCTTTGTTTTTATCTTATTATTGCTTAATTGTCTAATAGTTTCATCTTCCATTTTAGGATCATTTTTTTCAATCGCTCTTTGATGATTTCCTATCAATTCAAATATACTAGCTGCATTCATTGCTAGATTTTTAGCTGAATCATTAGACTGTAGAAGCTTATTCATTGCTGTTTGAGATTTCACCATTTCGTTTCGAAAGGATTCTGTTGCCGCTTGTACTCCTACTGTTTGTCTTCCATTTTCAACCAATAATAAAGGAATCCAAGCAATTGAGCATCCCCATTCTTGAACATTAGCTCCTGATTGTGGGTGTGTTCCCTGAAGCATATTATACCAAATACATTGATGTTTGATGCATTTTTTATTGAGTAACGGACATTTTCCGTCTGGATCAAATATAGGCATTAATCTTTGTTAGCAACAATCACGTTTGCGTATTGAACATCAGCTGCTGGAATAGTGACGTCTGCTGATGCGCTTGCAAGAGAACCACTAAAAGGGTGAGCATGTGAACCACCACCACCTGAACTACCTGTTCCACTAGTAAAAGTACTTGTGCCACAGGCGTACTGAGTATTACCAGGAGGAAAACCACCTCCCCACGTTGCATTACCAGATGGAAATACACCTCTAACTGATGGATGAGAGTGACTTGAAATTTCTGGTGTTGATAATGTGTGCCCACCCACTGTTCCTGAAACAGAACCTGAAACGGGTTGTGCGGGGGCAGACTTATCAGTTGTTGCCAAGAAAGATGAAAAGTAAGATGTTGTACCACCTGTGCCTCCACCTGTTCCTGTTACGATTGACATCGCTGTATTTGCTAAAGCTGCACCTGTTTGTTTTGTCCAGCCTGTTGGAGCAGATGCTTGATTAAAAATCATTGATGTATTAGCTTCAAAGGGATCAACTCCAGTTAATCCTGCACCATTACCTGTATAAGATGTTGCATTAACTGTTCCTACAACATTTACATTATTTTTTACAGAAAGATTTCCTAAAGAATTTGCAAAGAGATCAACAACAGTATCCCCTGTGCAATATTGCACAGTGTGAGAACCTTGAACGATAGCGACACCATTAGCACCGTGTCCTGTCGGTGCAACAGTTAAAGTAAAAGCACCGGAAGTATTATTAAAAAAGATATAATTATTTTCGACAGCAGGAATAAATACAGTAATATCCCCTGTTAAAGTTCCTGTAAACTCAATAACTTTATTTGAAGACTCAGCGGTAGGATCAGCGTTATTGGATGTCAGTGTGACGTTGGCTGAACCTGCAACATCTTTTGATAAATAACCTGCTGTAAAAGCATCAACTGTTTGTAAATTTGTATTAGTATTGTTTCCCCATGTATTGGCGTTAGCGCCTGTTTCCATGAGTTCGAGTTTGAGTCTATCTGAATATGTACTTGCCATGTTTTAAACCTCTATAAAATATATCTTTTTTTATCTTTCAAGCAACATTTTTTATGCCGCCACTTCGATCCAAGTATTACTTGCACCTGTTACTACATTCGCCCATGGAGTCGATCTCATATTACCTAAAACCACGGACATTTCAACACCTGTTGGTGTTACGATTGCACTACCTGATATGGTTTCTGTGCCTTCAGCAAACTGTATTGAAACCCCTGTTGTTGCTACATTGACACCTGTACCTGTTACAGTGGTGACAGTTCCTACATTAGTATTTGCTTGAGAACCTGTTAAGGAGAAGTTCGCATCTCCCGACATACCAAGAGTACCTGTTTCAAATGTCGAAGTAACTGCTGTCGCATCAACTTGAGTGAAGATTTCAATATTAACTGCACCAATAGCAAAATCCATTTGATCGCCTGGAGCAGATGTCGTGACATTACCGTCAGCTAGAATTGTTGGATTTTGAAGTAATGCATTAATGTTGAATCCTGTGACGGAAATAACTTGATCGGTAGATAGAGAAACAGTTCCTAATGTTGTTGCAACAGAATTACCTGTAACAGGTGCATCAACACCTGTACCTGTTTGAGTAGTAACTGTACCAATATCAGTCGATAATTGTTGTCCAACAAGATTTGCAAAGATAGTGATATTCTCGCCCCATGCAAAAGATCCCCAAGTATTTCTTCCCCAACCAGCGTCAACGGTTGCAATAATTTCTTCGGTGCCATCAGCAAACGTCATTTCAACGCCTGTTGGCTGAACACCATGGCCTTCTTGAGCCTCTAGTGTTCCTGTTGCTGTATTAGATTGAACTCCTGTTAAAGGATAAATAGATTCAGCTTCACCTGTCGCTGTTCCCAGAACAACGCCTGATGAAACTCCTGTGGGCTGAACGAGTGCGTTAGCACTTATGGTAAGCGTACCTACATTGGTATTCGATTGCTCACCTGTGACGAGTACAGGAATAAATTCACCGAACTCACCCTCTCCCCAGGTGCCTCTACTCCAACCTTGTAGGTCTGCCATGGTAAGGATCTCCTAGGATTAGGAAATCCTTAAAATAGCACTACTTGCGTCGTTTGTTGGAAACTGAATTGTGAATGTACCGTTTGTGGATGTTTTTACACCACCAAAGTCTAACACTGCGATTGAAGCATTTACGTTTGCAGATGAAGTGTTGTAAATCAAAGCTGCTTGAGCTGAGATTGTTGCACTTGTAAATGATAAATCATCAAAGTCTACAAAAGCTGTTGATGCTGTTGCGTTAGTTTTGGTTAAGCTGACGTTTGCATTCGCTAGAGTGCCACCGCCTGCTGCGTATGTGCCTGAGTCACCGACTTCGTTTGTCGCTGCATAGGCTGATGTGTTTGCATCCAAAGTTGCAGAATCTGTATAGAGAGCGAGTTTGATTGTATCGCTTGATATATCATGATCGCCATCTAACAACTGCTGTTTGAATGTTGCACAAACTGCTTGGTTAATTGCCATTTTTAGTTACCCCTTTTATGGTGCCTGTGATTTCATTGGGATTCTTACCACACCATCACTGTATTCATCCCTACGGTTTCTACCCATTTGCTCTGTCGCTAATGCTTGAAGAGCTTGTGAGTATTTTGCTTCATATAATTGCATATCTTGTGGGTTTTTCAAGTAGGAAAAGGTTTCCGCCAAGACGCCATAAAGAAGAACTTCTGGTGCGTTCTCAGATATCCATGTTGTTGAACTTGCATTGCTTGTGTCTAATTCTTGAGGCTCTTCAATGTAAGCCATTTCAACTGTATAAACTTGATCAGGAGTAGGCGCTAACATTAATGTTTGAGCATCCCAATTCGCCCAATATTTAGGTTGACCAGTTCCTGTGGTTTCACTTCTCTTTGGAGAATATTCATCCATAAAAGTTTGATCTCTTTGTTCTAAGTAAGTTCGTGTTCCGTCACCGCCTACTAACTGTAAACTTCTTGCAAATCGAAAACCTCCACTAGGTCCTGTTACATCTAAAAAAGCATTATTAGCGGTACAGGTAGTAGTGGCATAGCGTCTTTGCTCGTCTAAATCTACTTCTCTTGCAATTTTATTTTGAACGTTAGTGATAAAAACATTGATAACAGAATTAGACAAAACATTACTGTCGACTTCTGAGTAGTTTCTAACATTAGTTAATAATTCGGAATAGTTCATGATATTACAATAGTCACTGTACCAACTCTACAAGATATTAGCAAGTCATCTTCTTGCTGTGAAGGCATCATGCCATTAGAGGTAAAAGCACTATCTCCTGGAGCTCCGACAAAAACAGTCATCGGTTCAATACGAGCAGGTCTTGGATTTTTCACTGCTATGGCATCTGCTGCGTGATACGGTGGATCTAGTTGAGGATGTTTAGGCTCCCAACACTCAGGACAAGTAAATAATCCATTCCATTCTTTTTTAAGCTGTAATAATTTATATTGCTGACCACAACGATCACAGATACCTACCGCAAATTTTCCGGTTGCAAAAGCCATAGATTAACCTCCTGGAAAGAAATTCGACGGCACAATATGCACAGAAGTTCTTTGACCATTTTCAACAAGAGCTCTTTGCATTTCATCTTCATAAATCATTTTTAATTGCTGAGTTAGCTCAGGTCTTTTTTTCATTGAAATATAGTAAGCCATACCAGATGCAAGGCAGGGAATAAAGTTATAGTAGACATCAGGATCGTTTGTATAGGCCCCTGCATCTTCAATAATTCCTACATAATAGTAAAATATTTGACTGCCTGTTGTATCAGGTGTTTGATATAAAGTAATAGTTGGAACATACTGTCGATCAACATAGTATTGACTTGGTGTTCCTTGAGAATTTTTATTAGGTAAATTAATATACTCAGAACGAGATATTTTAGTCATTGATGTATCTTGTTGAGTACTTCCTGATCCTGTTCGATATACTACTTCTAGAATATCGGAAGCATCGCTTGGAGCATTATAGGTGGCTGTGCCTTGAGTTAAGTCTTGTGTGTAAGATTTAACTTTCCATAGATGAACACCTCTGTTGCCCCACTCAGCTAATAAAATATTTAAACTACGACGGGCTGTTCGTAAGTCATAACCTGATCGAACAGACGAAATCATACATCTTTCAAATGCTTCATCGATTAGTTCATCAATGCTAAGAGTAAAACTTGTTGTTCCTGAAGTAGTTGGTGTTGGCATTTATTTTTTCCTTTTCCTTGTAAAAGTTTTTACGTTTGTTGGCTTTGGGCCTGTGTTGCCTGCAGCTCGTTTACGCTTCACGGCGCTTGCTCTTTCTCCTTTGCTCATGGATCTTGCTTTTGCTAAAGGAACACATTTTGGATAACCTTTTCTTGTTTCACCTTTACTACGACCACAAGGTTTAAAACCACCTTTGCCATCAGGCGCTCCAATGTCCACCCATTTTTCTGCAACCCATTTACGTAATCCATTTTTAGCCATTACACAAACTTAGTGACCTTTCGTCTGTCTTCCATGATACCCCCACAAGCTTTAGCGATACCGCCTTGATTATAATTAGAAACTCTTTTTCGTTGTTGTGAAACTTCGTTAACCATTCCGCCATCAGCTTTTTTCTTTGGCTTCTTTTTCCCGCCAGGAGTTACTTTGCCTGAGCAAACAGCACTTGCATACATATTAGCATAAGCGCTAGGATAGACCTTGAACTTACGCTTTGCAGCTGCTTTACCTCTAGCACAAAGTTTAGCCACGTTTTTTACTCTTTCCTGCTTCGCTTAAAGCGATAGCAATAGCTTGTTTACGACTCTTGACCTTGGGTCCTTTTTTAGAACCAGAAGTAAGCTTTCCTTTTTTGTACTCCCTCATTACTTTAGAAATCTTTTTTTCAGCTTTCGTTTTCATTATTTTTTACCTTTTTTAATAACTCCTCTGGCCATTAAAATATCTTTTTTAGTTACTTTACCATCTCCACTCATATCTGGAAATTTTGATTTTTTAGTTACCTTTTTGGATTTCATTTTTGTTTTCATTTTTTTACCTGGCCCTTTCGATACTTGCATTGACTCTTGTGCTCGTGTTATAGTCATATCATATGTCCTTTTTAGTTGCAAACATACCACCAATTGAGGTACTTGTTAA